TATGAGCTGGGCATTCCGTGATGTGTTTGAATCGTTATATCAACCTATCAATCTGTTGTTTATAGACGAAATGATCGACAACGGCCTAGACACCCAAGGTGTAGAGAATGCCCTGGCCTTGTTGAAACACATGAGTCGTGAGCGACACAAGAGTATTTGGCTAGTAAGTCACAGAGACGAACTGGCCGGACGGGTTGAAAATATTCTTAAGGTCGTTAAAGAAGGTGGCTTTACCAGTTACAACACGGATGTAGAGATTGCATGAGCGTGGAATACACAATATTTACAGGGTGTTCCTATACTGAAGGTATAGGATTAAAAAATACCGTTAAAAATAAACATCTATATGTTAACAAATTATATAATTCAGTTGACTGTTTATTAAAAACAACATTATTAAATTTAGGAGTTGGTGGTAGTTCAAATTCCGAGATTTTTCAAAACTCAATCAATGCTGTGACTACAAATAATTGCAAATATTTGTTTGTAGAGTGGACTTCCTTATATCGTTATAGATTTTCATTGGGTGTGGAATTATATGATGTTGGTCAATATTGGGCACCGGCTCACTCTTTAATTAATGTAAAAATTAATCCTAATATCATTTATAATAAACATTATTTAGAAAACATAAAAAATAAATTTCTTTCTTTACATCATGACCATTATGAAATTATTAAAATATTACAATATAGTGTTGCAATCGATCGGTTGTGTAAAAAACTAGGAGTTAATGTTTACTTTATTAATGGTATTTTGCCATGGGATCATTATTATTTTGATTATATATCTAACAAAACTCGATTACCGTCAGACACAACCTTATATACACAAGAATTATTAAATGCCAAAACTCGAAGTGATGAAGAATTTTTTAAACTATATGACATGGTACATCTGGAATATCAAAATACAAAAGGAATAACAGAGTGTGTGTGGTTAAATTTAGACTCGGGATTTAAAAAAAATTTTATGTTAGATCTTGGCAACGACGACCTACATCCAGGAGAACTAAGTCATCAAAATTTTGGTAATTACTTAATAGAATCTTTTAAAAAGATTACCAATACTAGGCAAGTATGATAACTATTAATCCATGGTATGGTTGTACGAAAACACACAAATTGATACATTACCCGAAGATTGCGTCGGTTTTGTTTATTTGATCACAAATAAAGTGACCGGCAGAAAATATATTGGAAAAAAATTAGCAAAATTTAGTAAAACCTCATACAAAATAGTAAAATTAAAGAACGGCAACAAGAAACGTAAAAAAATTCGAAGCAAAATAGACTCAGACTGGCAACTATACTATGGATCAAACGATCAACTCAACCGAGACATTCTAGCGCAGGGCGCCGACAACTTTACAAGAGAAATATTATTTTATTGCAAATCAAAAGCAGAATGCAGTTACGTAGAAGCTAGAGAACAATTTAATCATAGAGTATTTGAATCTGTCGACTACTACAACGGGCAGATAGTTTGCCGTATACATGGTAGTCATATTAGGAAATTAACAAAATAAATGTTGGATATTGAAATATTAAAATTTTACAACTCGATTAAAGATCCCTCGTGGCCAACTATTCAAAGTTACTTAGAATTTTGTAATTTGCCTGAACATATCAAAACCGAATGCAATGGTATACACGGGTTTCAAGAAAGAAAAAATCAAATTTTAGATAATAATTATTGGACTCAAACATGTAATTATGCTTGCGTGTATGAAAATTTAGCATTTATTCCTATTACAAAATGCGCTTATAGTTATCACACAACCTTGTTTACAAATTTAGGTTGGAAAAGAGTTCCATTAAATGAAATAGATACCGCGTCAACAAAGTTTTTTGGAACAGTAATTCATCCGATGGAGCGATGGGTTAAAGGAATAGCCGAATGGATAGTAGGATTGTACACTATTAAAGAGAAAATACACAATAATCCTTGGTTTCTGTTTCATCACAGTTTTGACTGGGTTCAGCTGACAGCAGATTTACAAACCAGTTCATTTAAAAATTTAGTTGATACCACAATCATTGGTGATGTTCATTCAATGCCATATTATTCAATATATGGTAACACACTAATGGATACCGCTAATTGGATCCCAATGGACGCAATGACAGACAATGAAGTAAAAATAAGTATGATGAATTTTTTTAAATTACATGGACACAACATTATATTGCCGTTAAACGACCAAAGATTACATGTATCAACTACAAATCAACGTGAAATACAAAATATTATTAAACAATCATTTTTAAAGAATAACAACGAAGAACGAATGTATTTGTTAAATCGAATCTTTTGTAAAGATTTAGAATTTTATTATAATCTCATAGAAACTTTTAGTCCCTCCTGGCAACACTTAAAAATTTAGATAGGCAACTTTACTGACGCTGTTTGATCGAGGTAGCTCGATCCGCAAGGAGGAACGGTGAGATACCCGGTCCGGATAATCTTGTGTGTCAAAGGCAATTGCTAACTTAAGGCAACAAATGGTTGGGGCCATGTGAAAAAGATACAACCCCAGCTCGTAGGACTTGGATTTATTATCGGGTCACTAGGGTTCCGTTGATATGTGAAGCTAGAGTAAGGGGTACCGGTCAACCGCCTCTGCGTAGAAATACAATCTCTTTATAATAAATGACTGCTGTCACTCGGATAATGTGAAAAAGTCAGTTCACCGTGCATACGGTGAATTGTGACCACATAATCTGGATAATGCGTAATAAAAACAATTGTGTCTGAGCATAGCGAAAGACACAGATTAGCGTAGCTAATCTTTCGTTATCGACGTTTAGAATGTGTCAGGATAATCTCGCCACAGTGCGTGTTGAATGTCTCCTGCAACAAACTGATTGAAACTACGATGTTTATCTTCAAGCTCTCCTTCTAGTGGAGCAACACGTTTAAATGCCTCATCAATCTGTGCCATGTCTCTAAATTCCATAATAATAAACCATTCTGGCATGTCTGCTACGCTTCGGAATCCCATTTTACATCTTGTTATTCTAAACGATAACATTTTACCTTCATCAACAAGGTGCTGTAAAAAACTTCTCATATTGTTTACAAAATCAATGTCACTGATATCGCCTTCTTTGTTAGCCCATATTGTATATAAGTCTGCCATTATTTTTCCTTAAGATATAAAGTACATACATAATTATATGAAAATACAGTTCTCGCATAATTTTGGCCACCAAGAACAAGGCGAGTGCTTTCACTTTGGGTGTAGTCTTGTTGATGTTAATCCAGAAGAGTACGATGCTGCATTAGGCATGGGATTTTTGCTCACTGTCAATCAAGGGCAAGCTCGTTGGTATCAAAGCCGTAGCTGTCGTGTGCGTACCAACTCCACTGATTATCAGCTAATCGAGTCGGCAAAACTTATGATTAAGCCGTTACCTTTGGCAGAAATGGATCATATCTATACTGCTTATTGCTATTACAAAAAGTTTAAAAAGTATTTCGAAGTAGGCGAACATTTGCCTCTAGATCAGTTTATGGCCTACTATAACAACAACAACGAAATGGTTGCCTGGGCAAAATTACGACACTACACGCTACACGCAATTGAAACAGCGTTGTTTGTGTGGGATTACAGTGAGCCTGCTAGTCGACTAGGTAGTTCTAGTTTAGAACACGAAATTGCTTGGTCTAAACAAACTGGGTACGAGTTTGTTTATCTTGGTCCAGGCTATGAGCGCAGTAGTTTGTACAAAGCAGACATACAAGGATTTGAATGGTGGGACGGCGTAGAGTGGACTGCAGATATTGATCGATATCGTTGGCTGTGCCGCCGCGATAGCAAAATTAAGTTGCCCGCGGATCTTTACGGTGTTTAAACAGAGCCGTTAGATATTCTTCCGGCCAAGATGTATAAAAGCCCTTCTTGGCAACCAGTTGGGCTTTTTCATCTAAGTCAGAGAGATTTTGTACTAATGCTAGTGCATAGGTACCTTGATTCATTGCGATTCCGTTGACAATTTCTGGATCAGCAGGATGATCTTCCATGGCAATCAAGTCTCTAGGTATCAAGGTTTCTCGGTTGGCCAGTTCAATGCTGTTGGCAAACAGTTCACGTGACCATTCTGCAGGATCGTAAGCATAGATAACAACTTCGTATCGGTCCATGCCATACCATGCTCGATTCTTTAGATCGTACAAGGGATCCACTCCAAGGAACACACCATAGGTGCGTCGGAGTCTTGCGGCACGTGCAAACGGACAGGGAGGAAATCCTCCCAAGGCCGGATGTGGAACTTCCACAAAGTTCTCTATCCAGGATTCTATATCTTGTTTGACTTGTTCCAGTTCCATTAGAAGAAATTCAGTTTTGATTTTTGTGTGGTTTCAAGATTGCTCTTGATCAGTTCTGCAATCAAGGTGCGTTCTTGATAACTCATGTTCATGACATCTTCATATGTGCTGCCACCGCGCATGTGCCAACTCATTTTGAAACAATTTGCCCGGACATCGTTTGCCTCCTCTTCCATGCGATCAATCATGGCAGAAATTTCTTCCGTCGACTGGCTTAGGAGGCGACGCCGAAAAAAGCGGCTTGGTCCAAGGTAAGAGTCTGTTCGTGTTTGTGACTGCAATTGGGACACACAATCTCAAAAGGCTTGACATCAGCAGATGTGCGCAGTTCGATCACTCGATCTCGAATTTGTTGATACAGTTTACGATCACAGTTGACCAGAAAATCACGAATGAATTCAATTTCAGTTACCAAGGCATCTGGTGTTCTTATGCTGGCAATGCTGTATTTGAGAGTTTCGATTGTGAGTTCAGTGATCAAGTGCATGACTTCGTTGAGTTGTTTGATTTTTTCTTCATCGCTGGTGTTGGGGTCGGTCTGAATTTGTTGTACACTACGCTGTTGCTCGTACTGCTTGAGACCCACTTGATTTTGATTTCTATAACTCACAGGCATCAAGGTAATTTCTAAATCACCATGCTGAATTGGGGTT